CGCTCTGATCACCTCGAGGGACCGGTACGGGTTTCCGCTCACCCTGAAACCGGTCCATCCGACGCTGACCGCGGTGCGGTTCACCGGCAACCCGATGGCCCCCCAGATCGACGCCTTTTTCATCGCCGGCCAGATGTACGACCAGGGCGACGTGTGGCACATCAAATCCCATTTGGGGCGGGCCGGCTGGCCGTTGGGGCGGGGGGTGATGGATCTCGACGGGGACGCCATCGCCATGGGCCTCAGTTTGCAGTCGTACGCGGCGAACTATTTCACCACCGGGGCCATGCCGTCGGGGGTGCTGAAAATTCACCGCCCGGAGATCACCCAGGCCCAGGCCGATGACGCCAAAGCGGCCTGGGTGGCCAAATACGGTGGGATTCAGCAGGGCATCGCGGTGTTGAACGAGCTGACCGATTTCACGCCGATCGCCTGGCGGCCGGTCGATTCGCAGATGATCGAGTCCCGCCAGTTCTCGCTGATCGACGCGGCCCAAATGTTCGGGCTGCCCCCCTCCAAACTGGGCGCCGCGGTCGGTGGGGGCACGTACAAGAACGCCGAGATGGAAGAAATCCAGGCCCGCAACGACGCCATCGCCCCCTGGACGAACCTGCTGGCCCAGGCCGTGTCGATCGACCTGCTGCCCCGAGGTCAGAACGCCATGTGGGATCTGTCCGCCTCGATGCGAACCGACACTCTCAGCCAATATCAGGCCTACCAGACCGCGCTGGGCGGGCCGGGACCGAGCTCGGCCTGGCTGCTGGTCGACGAGGTGCGGGCCCGCGAGAACCTCGACCCGATGGCCGACGTCGCCACCGAGCTGGGGGTCGCCCCCATGGACATGACCGACACCGCCATGGGGGCGCCGCCCCAGCCTGACAGCCTGCCCCCGGCCACGTCGAACAGTTTCCCGGGCTACCCGGACACCACCAACAAGACCGAACCGCCGGCCACCGCGGCGGCGGGCGCGGCCGGCAACCCGAAAGGGGTGGGGCATTGACCGGTTTCCTGGCCGCCAACGAGCAGATGGGCATGCAATACCGCGATGTGTGGTCCACCGCCTACATCAACGACCTTCCCGATTCGGCCTTCCTGTACATCGAGCCGGGCGGCTCGAAAGACCCGGACGGCAAGACGGTGCCGCGTTCGCTGCGCCATTTCCCGGTGAAGGATGCGAACGGGAAACCGGACGCGGCCCATATCAACAACGCCATCGCCCGCATCAACCAGGCCGACATTCCCGGGGCGGCTAAGGAGGCAGCCATGAGAAAAGCGAAAGCCATGTCGGCCGCCCACCCCGATATCGGCTCCGGGAAAACGTCGAGCTATGAGGGCAGCGCCGGGTCGGGCCGGGCCCGCACCGATGTGGTCATCTGCCGGTCGTTCGACGTGGATCTGATGTTGCGGGCCGGGGGCGACGGCCGCACCCTGATCGGCCGGGCCGTCCCCTACGGGCAGACCATCGACATGCCCGACGGGTCGGGCCGGGAACGGTTCGTGTCGGGGGCGTTCGCCCGCCACCTCGACAACCCGGGCCATATCAAACTGCACGCCTCCCACGAGGGCCGCAAAACCGATTTCGCGGTCGGCAAGACCGTCAGTCTGGAGGACCGCCCCGACGGGTTGCACGGGGCGTGGGAGCTGTACAACACCTCGGGCGGCAACGACGCCCTGGAGCTGGTCCGCACCGGGGAGGTGACCGGCCTGTCGGTCGGGTTCAAGCTGATCCCCAACGGCACCCGCTACGGCCCCGACGGGGTGTTCGAACGGACCGCGGTCCATCTGGATCATGTGGCGTTGACCACCGAACCCGCCTACTCGGAAGCGAAAGTGCTGGCCGTCCGCCACCTCGAGGCGGGGCTGGTGTCGGGGTTGCGGACCGCCCAGGCCCGCCACCATCTGCTGCTGGACCGCCTGCGCGGGTGAGGATCATCTGCCCGTTCACCCCCGACGGCATCCAGCCGGCCACGGTGACCGCCCTGGAGGGTCTCGACCGGCCGGTCGAGTTTTGGGATGTGTCAGCCGACTGCCAGGCCTATTTCCGCCTGCTGGGCGGCCTGTGGGCCGCCGCGGACGATTTTCTGGTCGTCGAGCACGACATGGTTCCCACCGTGGCCATGGTCGAGGAGATGGAGGCCTGCCCGCAAGCGTGGTGCACCAACCCGTATGTGGTGAACGAGTGGGGCACGCTGATCGAGGCCGCCTTCGGGTTCACCCGGTTTCGTCGGCGGCTGATGACCGCCGAGCCGGACGCCATGGAGGCCACCGTCGCCATCCCGGTCATGGTCAACGGGCACATGTGGCCGGCCCGGCACTGGCAGGGTTTGGACTGCCGGTTTGATTGTGTGCTGGGCGGCCGCTCCTACCGTCAGCACGCCCACGCCGAGATCGTTGACCATCTGCACCGCTACCCCTAACCTGATCCCCTAGCAGCGAACCTTCGAGGGCAGAACCCGCCCGGCCAGGCGGAACCTGCGGGGGGAGAACCGGTGCGGGCGTCCCTGTCGCGCCGCCGCGCCCCGGCACACCCACCTGTTTTGGAGGTTCCCCTGATGGCATCGCGTTTCATGGAGCGGATGGCCGACGAGTACAAAACCCTGTCCGAGCAGTACGACACCATCTTGAACCGCTGCGACGACGAACGCCGCGACCCCACCCCCGACGAGGCCCAAATCTTGGACGGTTTGCGCTCGGAGATGGCCCCTTTGGGGGATCGGCTGATCGAGTTGCGCGAAACCGACGAACGGCGGGTGGCGGCGGTGCGGGCCATGTCCGACGCCCCCCCGGTGCCCGACACCCGGCACACCTCGATCGTCCAGGTCCGCTCCGAACCCGACGTCTACCAGCCGCCCGATTCGCCCCAGCACCGCTCCTTTTTTTGTGACCTGTTCCGGGCTCAGATCGACCACGACGCCGACTGCCGGGCGTTGATCGAACGCCACGGTCTGCAAATGCGGGCCATGGGCACCACCGGCACCGGCCCCGGGAACGTGCCGCCCACCTGGCTGTTCAACGAATTCGCCATCATCGCCCACGGGGCCCGACCGTGGGCGGACACCCTGCGCAAGGTGGGGATCGACAACGCCAACCCGGTCAACGTCGGCAAACAGGTCACCCCGGGGGCGACCGTGGCCGCCACCACCGAAGGCACCGCCGCCCCGGACGGCTCGTTCGTGTCGAACCTGATCACCGTCAACCCGGTCACCTACACCGGCAAGGTGGACGTGTCCCGCCAGCTGATGGACGGCTCCAACCCGGCTATCGACGGCATCGTCTACGCCGACTGCATGGGCGCCTACAACGAGGCGGTCGAACAGGCCGTGGTGAACGCTTTCGAGGCGTTGACGGCCCCGTCGGGGATCGCGGCCGTGATCGCCTATCCCGGCACCCCCGCCTACGCCAACCTGCCCGACGCCTTCACCGACGCGGGCGCCTCGATCATCAAACGCCGCAAAGCCGCCCCCCGGGTGGTGTTCATGTCCACCGGGGCGTGGGCGTTCCTGGCCAAACAGAAAGACACCGCCGGCCGGCCGCTGGTCACCACCGGCCAGCACGGCCCCATGAACGCCTACGGTTTGGGTCAGGCCATCACCTACGACCACATCGCCGGCGAGGTCAACGGCCTGCAATGCGTCCCGTCCTGGGCGGGGGTCGACAACCACATCTATGTGCTCAAAGCCGACGACGCCCTCCTGTTGGAGAGCTCGACGTTCAATTTCCGTTACGAGGAGGTGTTGGGCCCGGCCGCTATCCGGCTGGGGGTGTGGGGTTACGCGGCGCCGGTGTTGGGCCGCTACCCGTCGGGGATCATCCAGATCAACGCCGGTACCACCATCCCGGCCCCGGCCCTGGTCGAGGACACCGAAACCGCCGAGCTCGAAACGGAAACCCAAACCCGGTCGCGGGGCAAATAGGGGTAGCAGCGGTGGCGACCGGCTGGCCGACCGTGGCCGACGTCCAGAACGTGCTGCGGGTGGTGGCCGGCAACACCGGCGACGACCAGCTGGTCGGCACCGACCTGGCCGCTGCGGTGGCCTGGGTCAAAATCCGGGTGTCACCCATGTGGGTGACACCCGGCAACCCCGGCTATCTGCCCGACCCGCTGTTCACCGCCGCCCAGCACGAAGCGGCCCGCCTGTACCGCCGCCGCGACTCGGTGGACGGCACCATCGGCTGGGGGGACATGGGAGTGGTCCGCGTCGGGCCCAAAGACCCTGACATCGAAACCCTGATGGCCCCCTATCTGGCCGTGGTGATCGCATGACCATGACCGGTCTGGCCGTCATGTCCCTCCCGCCCCGGGTGGATCTGGCCATCTACCAGGGCGACGACTTCACCCTCACGTTGACGGTGACCGACCCGGCCGGCAACCCGCTGGACCTGTCCGCCTCGACGATCGCGGCCCAGATCCGGGCCGCGCCCGGCGCCGATGTGGCCGCCACTTTCACGGTGTCGGTGGCCACCAACGTGGTCACTCTCACTTTGCCCCACGCCCAGACCGCGGCCCTGGCCGGCTCGGGGGTGTGGGACGTCCAGTCCACCGACCCGGCCGGCCATGTGCTCACCCTGGCGGCCGGGGTGGTGACGGTGGTGGCGGACGTGACCGAATGAACGTGACCGTGGCGGTACCGGCCCGCCCGAACGTGTCCGCGGCCGCTACCGGCCCGCCCGGCCCGCAAGGCCCGCCCGGTCCTACCGGCCCGCAAGGCCCGCCGGGGGCGACCGGTCCGCAAGGCCCCACCGGGCCGGCCGGGGCCACCTTCCCGCTGGCCAACACCGCCCCCGCCGCGGCCACCGTCGAATATCAAACCAACGTGACCGGCGACACCCAGCCGCGCTACAGCGCCACCGCGGACGGCACCGTCCTGTGGGGTCCCGGGGCGGCCACCGCACCCGACCAGCGGGTGCGGCGCATGACCCCGCCGTCGCCGATCAACTTCCCGACTCTGGCTATCGACCCCAACGGGGCCACCAAATCGGCGCCGGTCCTGTACCTGTGCTCCGAGGCCCAATCTTTGGCCTTCGGCAACTCGGCCGGGACCGCCTATTGCGGGGCGTTGGGCCGCGACTCGGGCACCGGCGGCCTGGTGGCCACCAACGGCGCCAACCATGCCGCTCTGCGGGTCCCGCCCGCCGACGGGCCGGCCACCATCCATTTCGGGCTGGCCGTCGGTCCCACCGTCGGCGGCAGCATGGGCGGCGGTACCGGCCCGATGATGTTTTTGGCGAACGACACCGCCGACCCCAGCTCGAACCCGGCCGGCGGCGGGATCCTCT